GACAATGTCACTGTGCCGACATGAGTTCGTCGAGTTTCGATTCGATACAACGACTTATTAGGCCAAGTTAGGTATTACCTAACGACCTTAGATAAAACATATTATGTTTTATCTTTCCTTTCGCGACCAATGATCGCAGAAAGTTGATCTTCATAAGGGTCCTTGACCACTAATGAAGTCCCCTGAGAATACTTTATTCTCAGTTCAGGAACGTTATATAATATATGACGGTCCAAAGGAGCGTCGAGAAATCGTATCTCTCCGCTCTCAATCTTTGAGAAATATTCATCCTCAGAGATTTTATGGTCGTAGACAAGGCCTACGGCCATTGCTTGTTCCTCTTTTAGATTAACAAGCCAATCAAAGCGTGCTAATTTAGCAGCTTTGTTTAGTACAGCCATGGATTTTTCCACGACTATACTTGACTTGAATTCGCTTTTAGCTTCTTCAAGTGCCTTCCAGATTGATTCGTATCTTATACGATTACTGGAAGTATTGAACTTTGTAACTTTTTCAAAGGTCATTAATTTCTTAAAATAGTATGGACGATCCAACATTTCAAGAAATTCACGGAGGGGAACAATGTTCCTCTCTCTCAAACGCTCGAGGAATTCCTCGGGTGTTTCCTTTACCTCGGGAAGTGAGTATCTTCTCCTCGCCTCCTCAAAGGTAAATCCAACCATACTCGGGTATGACTCGGTATGTTTAACGAATTCTTCGACGTAATGCAATGCACCACGTTTTGAGGGATTCGCAAATCCTTTGGATAATATCCTTCGGATTCTATACGCGTACTCAACATTTTGAGCAATTGCGTTAATCGCCCACCAAAAGATGTCTCTGAGATTCTCAAAGGCTTCGATTGTGGGGAATATCACCAGACCCAGGCCACCAAGGGAGGCCGGGAGTCTAGTGAATGCAGTCATGCCTCGTTCATATGGACGAGGCAGGAAAGTCCTGAATCTGGTTATGAACCGATTCAGGGCATACTTTGCAGCATGTTCATAAGGGCTTCCCTTCTGAACGTATTGCAAGGTGTTCGCGAGTGATTTCGCTTTGCCAATGGCAATGTTTCGATCGTCGCGGAAATCTATCGCCTTTGTGAAAGGTGATATTAAACGCACCTTGATCGCGTCAGTAAATACGGACTGATCAATTTGCTTATCAATCTCGGTGGGACCGAGATTGATTACCTTATCCTTGAAATATAGGAGTTTTTCCGTATATATACAAGCATAAGTTGTTATACAGTCTTTAGTAGTACTAAAGACGTATCCAGCCCTCAGGCAATTTGCCTGAAGTCTTTCCAAATATTCTAGCGGGCCATAGGCCAGATGATCATCTCCTCCCACATGGAAGGCGCGAACAATATTTGTAGGGGTCCAGACTCTAGGTAGAGCTAGACCCCAGTACTCTGTGAAGGAAAGTTCTTCCAGAGCTAAGATTGATGCTATTAGCACAATCTTGGAAAAGGGTTCTCCCATGAAGATCCCTCTTGAATTAACAAAGACCTCGTCTCTGGTAATTACATATCTAGGGCCTAATAGGTCCTGGATATATTCGAATTGGGGAAATATAGCCACCAACTCGTCGAATACCATCTGGGATACCCAGAAAGGTATATTATCTGTCGCACTTTCGAAGTCCGAAGATAAAAACGCATAGCCGTCATGGACGGTTCTGTGTGGTATGTTCTTAAGAATCTTAAGAGCCTGCCAAGCCTGATCCTGTCGTTTAAACACAGAATAGGCGGATGGATGTCCGGATAGAAATTCTGCCCAGACATGTACGGCGGGTTCCTGTAGTACAGGAAGCCACCACGGACCTGCTGTAATACAGCGGGTCTTCCCCCCAGGTTCGGAGATTGTTTCCATCCTGGTTGGTATATGCCTAGTCTTCATTTCGGACTGGCATCGGCCGGCGACATATAATAACATGTTGCCGGTTAACGGTCCACAGCCTTTTAAAGGCGGGGGCCGGTCAACGATAGTAAGGGCTTCTGGTTCTAACCATTTGGCCTTACTATCTTCGCCCGAGATGGATGACCATCTCGGGTATCCGCCTTTGAACTCTTGGAGTCCGTAAGGCGTTCGTTCAACCGTATTCTGTTCGGGAATCTCGTTCAGAATCCGGTGAGCGTCAGTCATAACCGCAGCGGCCTTGCCGCCATCGCTTTGACTGTATTTCAAATCTCCAGATGTAGAGATTGATATATGAGGACCGAGAACATTTGTTCTCTTCCTCTTCTTCAGGCAGATGTTAAGAACATGCCTCAAAGCGTCCCGTAACCGCTCA